CCAGAAATGGCTACGCTATTTGCGTTCTGAGATGAAAGCGTGCCAAGTGTAGGCGTGCCAGACAAACTGGCATAGGTGCCACTCGTGGCGACTGGAGCAAGCCCGCTAATTCCACTGGCTGCCACAGAAATGGACACGCCACTAGCTGACGTAATAAGACCTTTACTATTGACAACGAAACGAGCAACAGTAGATGCACTACCATATGTACCAGCAACAACGCCATTATTCTCTAGCGCCGTTGAAGAAAGCTTTGTAGTGGAACTTTGATTTAACTTGGCTAAATCAATAAAAGATGACGGACTTCCGCTAATGCCAACATTTATTAAATCGCCTACTGCAATTTGCTTAGTTTCAGCAGAGCTTAGGTCTACAATCGGCAGAGCATCTGACTGAGAAAGATCAGTAGAAAGAACATTGAGTTCTGAGATGCGGACTGTCATCCTAATTTTCCTCTATAAGAACACCAAGTTCTTCTAGTGTAGCTTCATCAACCATGTTAACAGCATCTTCAGTAATAAGGCTCACTGGTACATCGCCAACGCGCAATGCAAACTCTCCTGAAGTGATGAAATCAAAACTGCATTCAACTAATTGATCTGCCCTGACAGTCATTGCAGAACTGACAAGCATCCCCTCCACTTCATAGTAAACACCATCCGTCAATGTGTAGCCAGGAGGCTGGGGATTTAATGGCTCTAAAATGTAAAATCTGCCCTCGAATTTGCTGCCCACTTCGATCTTTTGAATGAGCTGAGAAAGAGCAAGAGGCATTTCATCTCCTGAGAGATTTTTAAAATCAAACAAGCAATCTACGCTTCCACTTCCACTAATAGCACTGGCAGAAAAATTCTTATACTTGTTTCCCAGTGCCGTTGTATCCACCGATTCTCTATCAGTAGTTATTTGAAATCCTTGCACAAGCCCTAATGAATTGAATGATCCAGGCAGCAAATTAACTTCTACGCGCCATGGCGCCTGACCTTCTGTCTGATCCAAGGGCATGGCTAGGAAATTGTTGCCAGCGTTAGCTAATGCGCTAGCAAAAGTGCGGTACATCCTGATATTTCCCATTCTGTCCACATTGGCATAAAATTCCAACGGGAGATTGCCTGCTGTTGGATTATCTACATAAACGGTATTGGCAGCATTTTTGTACCAGCGAAAAGGCAATCCTCGCGCATCGCTAGTGGTAATCCTTACGCGATCTCCAGTGACAATGGTGCCAAAAGGAATGTCAATGCCATTTTCAAGGCCAAGCGCAAATCGCTTACGCGCCTGGTCGATGTCGGCAGCGTGAATATAACAATCAAGAGTCGCAGAAGACCCTATTCTTTTAAATTCAACACTGCCATAGTGGCCCGCGAAAACGGTCATGACTACCTAGCTTCTAATCAAAGCCTAGTAACATTAGGCTTCCATGGCACATCAATCAGCGGCCCATCAACAGTAAAGCTAGTTGCGACAGTCACCACTTCTCCATAACTTACGCTAACGCTGGCGCTGGTGATATAAGCATTAAACAGGAAGTTAGTCTTATAGAGATTGATGTTGGTGGAATCAAGAGAAAATGTGCCATCAACGGCGAGATTAAGGATGACGCGAGGGGGCACATCACGAGGGAATAAGATGTCAACTAGCTCAAAGATGTCCTTTGGATTGGAGCTTGTGTAATTATTAATTTCATCCTCGTAGAACATCAGCGTAGCGCTGCCGTCGCCGGAAGTGATTGAAGGGGCAAATGTTTTTGCTACATCCCCAAGTGCAGTGGTTTCAATGACCTCACTGTTGCTCGTATAGGACCAATCACGAATTTTGGCAATGCGATAGTTATCGTTAATGATTTCCCTTTCGCTATCTACACCGCGAGTTTGCACTGTTCCTACGCCAAAATCGGCGGTCATCCTCACCCATGTGTTGTTTGAATAGCGAGCCAATGCAATAATATCCGTGGCTTCATATTGCTGTCCGCCATCCACAATCGTAAAATTACAAGTGCGAGATGTATCATTCAGGGCGATGGTATTGTCAGCTCTAAATTTAGCTCCACTGCCATCACCTTGAATGGTAAGAGCAGTCAGGATGTCTCCAGCATTAATTGATTGCCCTGCAACAATGGCAAGAGAACGGGTGCCAGTCAGCTCGCTAGATTGCCGACGAGCAATATACATGCGCCCGTTATTTCCGGTGTAGATTGCCATTACTGCAACAACATATGCTATAGAAGAATTCTAGCGATCAATTTTCGATATCGTACAAAGCGTAATTAAATCGCCCGTTTCCGTCCAAATTAATTAATTGGCTTTTGGTTTGCCCGGCCAATTCTTTGCATGGATGCTCAACAGCACCAATCTTAACTTCCCCTTCCGGCTCCAGCCCAACTTCCACCACTCGAAACACTCTTTTTGACGCACGCTCAGTGCCAACCACAAACAATGCACCAGTGCCCGCATATTGGCTCAAGTCGCTGGTTTGCCCTGCAGTGAATGTCACACTGGCTTTGATGGGTGTCGATGCGGGCTTGTAGATGAGCGTATCGAAAGTTCCCGTAAGGCTTTCATCTGCAAAAGGAATATTAACACTACCATCGTCCATTACAGAACCAGAGTGAAGATTGTCCCACTCATTGTCATCAATTTGCACGTAAATATACGAACCAGGAGCAATTGGAGCTTGCGAGGGGAATGTTTTAAATTCAATGCTACGTTTAATGTGGTGACGCTGCTCGACAAGCAAAATACCGTAATCCAAGGCTTGCTGTCTATTTGTTACAAAATTTGACAGATCGAATGTTCGCCGTGAAGCAGTGGCCTCAATTGTATCTTTTCTTTTTATCGTGACACTAGTATTTCTTGGGAAAGCCTCGCCATCTGGTTGTGACCGATAGATAATTGTGGCAATCAAGTCTTCGGTGTTTTCGCCGTAGTCCAAGAACTCCTCTTTGTATGTATCAGCGAGAATATTGCCCTGATTAAATAACGCACTAATTGTTATTAAGTCTGTAATGCTTCCATCGCCAAGTGTAGGCACGCTTGGAATGAGGGCTTCTTTCCCTCCAATGCGAGATAGCTCTAGGAGGCTAAAAGGAGCCACCTCGCTCCAGAATGAACGCCACGCGCCCTTTTCTGCAATCACTCCGTCCATGTAATATCCATTCTTCAAGCAAAACTTCTTCGCGTCTGCAAGTTTTTCAATATCAACACCACTAACATCCGTATACTGGCCAATGCCATTTATTGGATCAAGAATGGTGTCCAAGAAGATTTCGGGGGCTAAACATGACGAGGCATTCGGCTCCGCTGAATACGATGGAGGCGAGAGTTGAATTGTTCTTACTTTCTTGCCTTTCGTGACAAACACGCTTAAATTACGCAAGCTAGTCAATCCAGCGCCACTGTAAGCATTAAACCCGATAAGGCTCATTGCTGAATACAAAGAGGTGGGCAAAGTTTCTATCTGCTGCTCTGAGATTGCCGTAATTTTAAACTCTGGCCCATTATCAAAAGAAAATTGTAGAGACGTGTCGGAGTGTGTTGAAAATAGCGTCCATTCATCAATGCCAAAAGGGCTCTTATTGCGAGGAGGCAGATTTGGCTCATCCCCATTGCGGGCGTAGCCCTTGTAGTAAAAAGAATCAATTTGCTTTGTTTCACCTTTCCCTTCAAGGTAGATAAACTTCAGCTTTTCACCCCTCACATTTGTACCAGTCGCATCAAAGCCCATTTTTAATGCTTGAGCAGACGGATCAAGCACTGGCTCAAATTTAAACTCCCAGCGTTTTCGTGCTGTTAAATCTGCAAAAGTGAGAGGTAGGAATGTTTCTCTATCAAAGCTTCGTCGAACACAGAAAATAGCTCCGGGAGTTGACCATAATTCTGTCCCCACTTCCCTATAGGAAACCGTAAATAATGCAGTGCGAAATTTTTGGCCATTATCTTTATCTTTGTACTGCTTTCCTTCATCCTTTACATCCACTTGCCCATAGGTGGTCGCCCGACCTTGCACTCGCATAAACACTTTCGCCTTGACAGCAAAATGAATGACGTTTGAAGCTGTAATACTTTGATAAGTGGCATTAGTCACCTTTGCCATGCATTTTGTTCCCAAGAAATCATTGAAAGAATCCGGATCAGAAAGGCGATCAATGACAGCAGTTAACTGCTTTTGAACCGTAGAAATCTGCGTGTCCAACTGAGAATACGCAAGCTCCATCGCAGCCTGATCAATGGGAAGAATGGCCAATACTCTGTCTTGTAAGCGCCGCAAATAATTGCGAAGCTTGCGCAACACTCGCCGTTCTTGACCCGCTCTTGCGTTCATTTGCGCAAAATTTGGGATGCCACTTTTATCTACAGCTAGTCCTTCAAAAATATTTTGCACATCATTAGCAATCTTTCTTGCTGCCGCTACTTGCGTTGCGACCACACCATCAGCCACCCCATATTCCCTAACAGCATTGGCCAGTCGTGATCTTGTGCCTCGCAATTCTTTTTTGGCTTCAATGATATTTTTTTCGATGGTTGCCAATGTAGCTTCTTCTTGTCTTGTATTTTGATTATTATTTTCCCTTCTCTCTATTGTGGCAAGAAGCTTATTTCTGCGGCTCTTTAATTTCTCCAAGGCTTCCTCGCTGGCGTTTACTAGACCAGCAAACCTTTGTACCACTTGATCAACGTCGCCATTAGCTTCGGCGGCATTCACCAATTCATCCATCTGACTCTTGTTTCTTCTATAAGAAACAACAAGCTCAAGCAGCTCCTCAACAGCATCCACTTGATTTGCCAATTGTTCAATAATGCGCTTCTTCTTTTCGCTGATATCTCCAATGATATAATCAGTAACGCGTAATCCCTCTGTTTTCTGCAGAGTTAAGGTGTCTAGCTGCGCCTTTAAATTCGTGCGCTGTTGTTTTAATTCGTCGCGCTCTTCGTCGATATCTTCCGTGGCATAATCCTCCCAAGGAGCATAACCAGGCTCAATACACACAAATGTTATCTTCAGCGTCTCCCTATCAAGGCCCTCGTTTTTATTTGTGCTTTCACCTCCAATACTTTGCACTTGGAATAATGCAGTGCCAAGCTTATAAAGTGTGCCCTTTTCTATACTTTCGGCGGCGGCAAATCTAATTTCTTCTGCCGCATCAACAGCTTCATTATTTGCGGTTTTTGCCGAAACCTTTGCTATCTTCATCGTAAAAGTGAAGCCCCTCGGAAACTCTTTCCGGGCACCAGCATTTAAATACTTGTTCCTCCAAACAGCCTTCACTTCATCTGACAGATCAATCTTCAGCGGTGCCCGCTTCTCCTCTCCATCTTCATCGCGAGCAAAAACGCTCACAGCGATGGGAATGGGAGAATAAATACCAAATTCTGAAGACGATGATGGTGAAAAAGCTTGACTGTATCCAGTGAGCTGATCCTCTTCGTTGATTGTTGGTCGATAAATTAAGGAGAGGCTGCTATCTCGGTACGGGTCTGTAGTTGTGCCCTGCAGAAGCTGGTTATATTGCAGTGGACCATTTTGCCCAAAGTATTGCCAAGATGAAGCTTGTGCAAATAGCTTCACCAGTGTTTGGCCAAAAGCGGTTAACGATGGATCGATGTTGGTGATATCAGAGGCGCCAATGGCCGCAAGAAGCTGCACGTACTGCGAATTACCATTGCTATAAACAGCCGACCATAACAGCGAAGTATTAACCCTCACTCCGCCATTTGGATTGGTTTCTTGTTCGTCTTCGCTCCCTTGATTTGTATATACCAAATTCAATGGATCGCCAAATTGTGACAGATCTTGAAATGAATCAAAGCCATAACGCGGCGCAAATCGCTGATCGCGTGATCGACGTTGGTTATCTGCAGCAGGCACCTCTGGTTTTGGCGCCAAGAGGGCAGCGCCCACTTGAGCCAATGTTCCCACAATGGTAAGAACAAGGGCAACCGTGCCAACTTCGTTTCTAATATCAAAAATTGTTCCAGCTTTAATATCGCTGTATTCAGACTGAGCCTTCCTGAATTCAAAATATTCTTCTTCTGTAATGTCAAGCGCTTCAATTAAAACGGTTTCATAAGGAAGAAGCTTTCGCATGACTATACTCTTAATCTTTCTTAGTTTAACGCTTCACGCAAACAAGGTCCAGTAATGAACGGCTGTTCCCATGGGCGTCCAAAAAGAAAGACCATCTTTCCTGATGGACAACACCCCGTCATTGAAAAACATTCCCACTCCAATTTGATTCGCGCTGGCCGATACCAATGCAAGGTCGCCATTGGAGGGACTCTTAACTTGCTTGCCAATTGAATGCAATTGCTCAAGAATCTTCCTCGTAGGAATCTGCGCCTGAGACGCCTCTTGGTAAACCCATGCAAATTCCTTGGCATAGTTATGCAATCCAAGCGAATTCCTTCCCTCCTGAAACAGGGAAAAGCAATCCACTTTCCCGTCAATGGAATAAATGGCTCCCCACTGGTAACTTAAGCCAATCAAATGATTCATCGCAAAGATATATCTGCGCTTAAGGGAAGAATTCCTGCGTTTTCCCTAGTAAAAGATTGGGCAGGGAAATTCGCATTGACACTATCCATTGCACTCTTGAAGCGCAATTCCACAGTTGTTTCGGAAAAGCTGGCTCCAACACCAATATACACTTCAGAATGGCCAAACATTTCCTGATAGTCACTAAACGACGACCCCGAAGAATTGCTCTCATACCAGACCGTATCCAGCTTTAAATAGGAAAGCCTATTGCCGTTGCCCTCCTCAACAAGTTTTACGGCAAAGGCCGAAAATGGAAACAACACTTGTAGTGTTTCATTCTCTCCGTTTAACTGAGCCGTGGCTCCCTCTACTTGGAAGGGTGCATACAGGAACGACGGCTGGGCTGATGGAACGGGAGAACTACCCCTGATTACAGAGCTTTCTTCTGAATAAAAGAAGTTTTGAAAGCGCCTAATAGACAAGTGTGGCACAGCCTTGCCACTGCCTTGACCTTGTTGCGTTGCAATAAAAACAGTGCCAACTGTATTTTGAGAAGAACCGATGGAAGTGAAGCTGGTCGTTCCAACTTCTGTAATTTGATAAGCAACGCCAGGCACAAAGCTTCCGGCGCTTACAACGCTATTACGAGAAAAAATTGTTGCAAAATACGCAATATTGATCATGATCAAGCTGTAGGAGAGTAGCGAAGTTCGCCTATAAGAGTGAGTTGAACCGTACTATAAGATGTTGTCACGCTTTCTATTTGCGGAGGCTCAGCATATCGCCAAATAATATTAGTCATGCGATTGGCGCGAAGAATAAAATTCTGACCACGATCACTTGCATATTTGGCTCCATAGCCACCAAAGATGTCATCAGGCAATGAGAATCCATTCACTGTTTGATTGTCATGATAATGATCCCATAATTCCGAAAGCGATGTTTCTGGAATATTGTCGAATGTCAAGGAGAGTTGATAGGCAAATCTTTGATTGCCAAAGCTACGGCGAACAGTGGCTCCATTAAGGGCTCTATATTCTTTAATCGGCAGTTCGCCCATGGTTAATGAGCGTTGCGATGGGCGAATAGAAGGAAAATCAGCCATTAGCGGAGCCCTATTTGACGACGAGTGCCAGGAGAATTCTTAAGCCTGTTTAATGCTAACTGACTTCCTTGAGCTGCTCCTTCGCGAGCGGCCATTTTACGTGTTTCGGCCATTGCTGCTTGCAGTTGAGCCACGTCCACATATTCATTGTTGCCAAATTTAGTGGTTTGGAAGCTCATGGAAAGGACTGGTGACGTTGACTGCTTATTAGAAGCGCCGCCTAGCAGATCACGAGCAGAACCAGTGCCAAGCTGAACTGGAATGCTCTTGCCATCAGGGAGGGGGACAATGGCTTCGTTGTACTTGCCTTCGCCTACTAAGCCAAGG